ATTTGTGAGTGTAAATGACACATTTCCGGCAGTATTTGACATCGTATTTGTAATATGTGTACCATTTAGTAGAGTTTTTACACCATATGTACTCACATACGCAATTTTCGTTACAACCGTCTTAGTTGACATATTAAATGATATTGTAGTTACATTAGCTACTGGAGTATAAGGACTTGCGACACGAATCGCATCCCACCCAAGTCCGCCACTGTACATAGCATTAATATTATTAACAAAGCCGCTAGCCAATGAAGTATTGTCTAATCCTGGAGTTAAGTTTGTACGTACAGCATCTTCAATTTTAATCCAACGACGTGAATCATAACGGAATAGTCTATTTGGAACATAGTCCAATCGTAAATAATAATCACCTTTAACAGGAGTATCTGGAAAGGCAATACCAGCACCAACAGGCAAACCATTAGGCGGCAATCCTGTGCTAGTTAAGTATCCTTGTACTTTAGCAGTAGGCGATGCAACTGGATCATCGGGGAAACCACTATCGTCTACAGGAGCAACATAGATGGAACTTGTATCGTATCCACTTAGTGGTACTTCAATTTCTGCACGTGCAATAATAGCATCGTTAACCGCAGTATATTTGTTGTATGTACTTAATAAATCACCAATTGGAGTATTGTTTGCATCACCGCTACTAATATTAGTTGTAATATCTTTATATTCTTGGCTATCAACTAATGGTGCAACTTTAACTCTCCATAAATGGGGATACCATGTTTGACTAAACCCTTCTGCGGCACGAGTAGCATCTTGTACAACGTAATAACGTTTTAATGCACTTGGTAAATCATCGTCTAACGGATAGAAGTCTTTAAGATGTGGCATTTCAATTACATCACCGACTATAATCTTACGTCCAAGCAATTCAACCATGTCGTTTAAGTGAAAAACCATAAACAACGTATCACCAGTTAAGAACAATCCAAACTGACTTAAATCAAAATCATTGTCACTCATACGATATACACTACGCAAAGTATAAATGCTAGTATCATACTTGCGATCTCTATTCTCAAGGAATAATAGGTCTTGTATATTTTTTACACTTTCATTGGCATAACTTGGCTGTGTTGCATCAGTATAGAACGCTATCGCCGCCCCAGCCCCAACAATAGCAGTAGTGCTTGCTGATAGCGTAACGGTTGTGCTAGTTTTTGCAATAACGGTTGTATTTGGTGGAATGCTAGTACCAGCAACAAACATACCTCTTGTTATTGCTGAAGTATTTGCAAATACTAATTCAGTCCCAGGTGCAGACTGCGCCGCTGATGTGGCAATACTCGTACCTTGCTCTAATGGGCCGAGATACTTATGGATGTTAATATCAACGCCGCCGACAGTAAACATCTCACTGATTCGGCGATCCATAAATTTATAATCATTGCCCTTCTGGGGTTTGTACATGCTTAATCTTGGCATTGCGTAGTCCTGTATATCTAATATTTAGCTTAGATTGACATCGTGACAAATAGATGTTATACTTGCTTTATGAGTGAATTAACTACAAGTTTAGATTGGGTAAGGGTGCAAGCCGAAATTGAAGCACCAGTGCATAAACTAAAAAGCTATAGTGGCGAGATGCTAAAGATGAGCAGAAATATTGCTTTGATGGTTACGAAGCTAAGTACTGAAGAAATAGAGTGCAGACGTCAGCAGAAACAAACACGTAAACACAAAGAAATATTAGACAACATCAACGCAGAGATACATAACTACGAGCAAATGGTAACTTTTGCGGTATTATTGGCAAGTTGAGCTTGACAAATGAATACAATGGCTGTATAATGCTATATATAAACTGTTAACAAGGACGAACAAATGGCTATTAAAATTGATGGTATGAAGAAAAAAACTAAAGTAACACGTGATCCGATTTTTATGGATGAGAAAAGTGTTGGCTCAGAACCAGTATGGGATCCAGTACGTGCTTTAGAGTTTACAGAAGAAGAATTCGACCATCACATGCGTATTAGCTTACGTTATTACAATTATTTCTATACAACTAAAGAACTTAAGAAGTACTTGGTTGAATGGGCACGTAACTATGATAGTGCCGCACATAAATTTGATAAAGCAACTTTAGATAAGTTTGCTAAAGCATCAGACAGTTTACTACCACTTACACCTTGTGCATTAGCTAAAGCACACAAACAGGGTATGCCGCTACACGAAAGACACGTTACTTACTTGGTTAGCTCGATTAGAAAAGTAGTCGATAACTTAGTCGACGAAGCAGAAGTAATTGACCCAACAGCACCAGTAGTTGTTCGAGTAACTATCCAAGATAGACTTAACGATATACTTAAAACACATATCTTACACTTTGAAGAACTTGAGGATCAGCTGATCGAAGGTAAAACAGTAGACCCAAAAGCATATGAGTACTTAACGGGCAAAAACGTCCCACAAGGTATGTTAAGCAGAATTGCGGCAGTATTTGAAAAACATCAAGACGAAATGAACGAAGCACGTGCTGGTAAAGACGAGCAACTGAATGAAGGTTATGCGCATTACAAAGCGGCAGATTACAAACGCTTTGATGCATTTTACACAAAACTGATTGCAGACTTAACTAGCTACGGTCAAGTTAAGAAAGCAACTAAGAAAGTAACAGTACGTAAGCCACTTGCTAAAGAGAAGTTAGTTGCAAAACTAAAATATCTTAAAGAAGAAAAGACTCTACGCTTAGTATCTGTCAATCCAGTTGACATAGTTGGGTGTGCTGAATTGTGGGTTTACAACGTTAAGACACGTAAACTTGGCAAGTACGTTGCAGAGTCAATGGGCGGAGCACTTACTGTTAAAGGTACTGCTATTGTTGGATTTGATGTATCAACAAGCGTACAAAAGACATTGCGTAAACCCGAGCTACAACTTAAAGAGTTTTTAGCGGCAGGTAAGATACAACTGCGCAAGTTTATTGAAGATATTAAAGCAACAGAGATTAAACTAACGGGTCGTATTGGTCTAGATACTATCCTTCTTAAAGTTCAGTAGCCATACAGTCCTGTTTCTGCTAAATACATGAAACAGGACTTTTACAATGGCAACAGCAACTGGTAATTTAACCGCAACACTCAGTCTAACCACAGACAGCTTATACGATCCAGCTACGGGCACGGGCGCAGGGCATATTGCGTATGACCCGGCATTATTAACAGCGGAAAATCAGCTACGTAATGATATAGTTGATTATATTCGTCTACGTTTGGGTGATGGCATCATTGATGTTGAAGCAGATAAAGAACATTATGACATGGGTATTAAACAAGCCTTTGTACGTTATCGTCAACGCAGTTCAAACGCAGTAGAAGAAAGTTATGCGTTCCTAGACTTACTTCCAGAAACACAAGAGTATATACTACCACGTGAGATTATGGATGTTAGACAAATATTTAGACGTGGTATTGGATCTGTAACAGGTACAACAGCAAGTCAATTTGAGCCATTCGCATCGGGCTACTTAAACACTTATATGTTAGTAGCTGGTCGTGTTGGCGGATTGGCAAACTACGAATTATTTGTGGATTATCAAAAGCTAGCAATGACTATGTTTGGTGGATATATGAACTTTACGTTTAACAAAGCAACTAAGAAGCTAACAGTAATACGTAAACAACCATGGCAAGGCACGAACTCTACTGCGGTAGAAGCAGTTGCACTATGGGTATATAATGTTAAACCAGATTCGATGTTGTTAAACGACCCACAAGTGTTTCCGTGGATACAGGATTATGCTTATGCATTGGTAATGATATCAATCGGTCAAGCACGTGAAAAATTTGCGCAAATCGCAGGCCCACAAGGCGGTAGTAGTTTAAACGGTGCTGCACTTAAAGCAGAAGGACAACTATTGCTCGACAAACTTGATGCAGAAATATCAAGCTATGCTGATGGCGGGTCTCCGCTTACGTGGGTGACTGGCTAAATCAATAATTGACATCTGTCTGTAATAAATAAAATCATCTTATCCGCAACGTATAAATATATGTAAGGAATTAACTTATGTTCTTACAAAATAAATATACAACGTGGTATTATGCAATCATTCACCGCGGTCAAGATAGAATATTAACTGGTTATAAAGAAAATCATCATATTATACCAAAATCACTCAACGGATCAGACGATAAGAGTAATTTAGTTAGTCTAACTGCTCGAGAACATTTAATATGTCATTTATTATTAACTAGAATGACTATTGGATCAAATAAACATAAAATGTTGCATGCAGCGTGGGCATTAACTACCTATCGCGATAATAGTAGAGATACAATTAAAATAACATCACGGCTATACGAATCATTAAAGATAGCTCGCTCTTTAATGATCACTGCTACACAAAGTGGCGAAAATAATCCATTTTATAATAAAAAACATTCTAATGCTACCCGCATTAAAATGTCACAATCTGCATCAAAACCAAAATCACTTGCATGGAAAGAATCTGCATCAACTAATAGAAAAGGAGACGGCGGTAGTTTCTTTGGTAAAACTCACTCGGATTCTCAAAAAGAAAAATGGAAAACAGACCCTCGAAGAATTCATATGGGTGCAGAAAATGGATTTTATGGTAAAACTCATACTGATGAACAGCGACAAAAGAAACGTGAGGAAAAACTTGCAGCTTCTAAGAAAATATGTTATTATTGTAATAAGAGTGTAGATGCAATGAATTATGGGAGATGGCACGGTGATAGATGTAAATCAAAAAAATAGACAGATAATTAGTGTATCTGGTTTTATTTCAAGTGGCAAAGATACAATTGCAGATTACTTAGTTGCTGAACATGGCTTTAAACGAGAGAGCTTTGCTGGTACACTTAAAGATGCAGTTGCTACAGTCTTTGGGTGGGATAGAGAACTACTCGAAGGACGAAGCGCAGAAGGCAGAGCATGGCGGGAAAAAGTAGATCCATGGTGGGCTAAACGCTTAAAGATGCCAAAACTAACTCCACGTTGGGTATTACAAAACTGGGGCACAGAAGTATGTCGTCATGGTTTCCACACTGATATATGGATAGCAAGTCTAGAAAACAAACTACGTAAAACAAATGAAGATATTGTAATTTCGGATTGTCGCTTCCCTAATGAAATTAAAATGATTAAGAACATGGGCGGTAAAACAGTACGTGTTAAACGCGGCACTGAACCTGTATGGTATAATTCGGCTAAAGATGTTAATGCTGGTATGAAGCGCATCGGCTGGGCATTAGGTAAAGGCGAATTAGATAAGTTAGGAATACACCCGAGCGAATATGCATGGATCGGTACTAAATTTGATGTCACTGTTACCAACGATGGTACCATCGAAGACTTGTATGCTACTACTGAAGAACTACTAATATCAGAAATCAGGAACGAGATCGCCCTGAGTCCAGCCTAGTCCTTCTTTAACGATAGTGATTTGACAGTTTGCGCAAATAGTTCTTAAATTTAGCGGAGCATTATTCTTTAAGTTACCATCAACATAGTACACGCTGAGTTGTTCTTTATACTTTGCCTTAAAGCCACATTTCTCACAGTGTGGCTTTTTCTTATACCCAGCTAATATCCATGTTGGCTTTTGTGGAGCAAGTTTTCTATTCTTTCTAGCACATGCACTGCATCGAGTGCGATAATGAGTGATGCCATTCCGCTTATAATTGACAGCAGATAGGTTTCTAGTACAGCTTTGACATAAAGGACGGTGTGATATTAATTCTAATTTATCTGTAGTTAACTTAATTTTAATTTTTTGTGCTTCTTCTCTCGATTGCAAATTTTCTTGTTCTCTACTTAATATTAATGCAATGCGAGCATTTTTCCGCTCTTCTTTTAACTTGAGTTTTTCTTGTTCTTTAATGAATTTATTATTATCTCTAACTTTTTTCTGTTCACTCTTTAAAACTGCATGTTTTTCTTGAGTACGGAGTTTACGTATCGCATTAGCCTTTTGCTGATTTCTAATAGAGTCTGGGCTTCGTTTTCTTCCTTTTGGCCATCCAGGTCCTCGGTGACCGCCGGCCGAAATATTCCACCCAATATTTTTAGACGCTCGTATTTTACCCTCGAGTTCGTAACAATATGTTTCATCACCGATTAGTATTATTTCTTTAATAATAGTATCCCATCCATATTTGCTAACAGCATACGCTAGATGTGGATTTGAATGAGTCTTGGCTATTAGTTTAGTAAAATGATCAACAATGCGTCTATCATATCTTTTAGATACTCCGATATATCCTTCTAATAAAGGGTTTGTGTGGGATTCTAAGTGAATCCAATATAAGACTGCGGGTGTCTGCATACTATTATTTACCAAAACCTTTAAAAAGGTATTAGATTTGTTATTA